GTTTGTAAGTTGCAATACCTTGTAATAATATTTTTAATTATTTTTTATTTTTTTTCAATTACCTTTGAAGTGAATAATCACTTTATTTCAGTTTTACAATACTTTGTATTAACATGGGGAAAAATGGAGGTGCAAGGATAGGCGCCGGCAGGAAGCCAAAAATCGAAGAAATAAAGATCATTGAACAAATGGATGCTATTTGCGTGCCGGATAAAATTTGGGAGGCGCTTTTGTACAAATGTCAACAAGGCGATACCAACGCTTTAAAACTTTGGCTTTCGTATCGGTTTGGATTACCGAAGCAACAAATTGACGTAACGAGTAACGGCGAAAAAATCGCGCCTCCGATCCAGTGGATAGGCAAAAGAGTTGCGATAGAACAGGCAAAGGTAGTGAACGAATCGGATACCCTGAGCGTGAACGCTTTGGATTCGGATCACCTGAGCGTGGAAACTTTGGCCCTCCATGGCTTGGATCACCTGAGCGTAGAAAATCCAGCCTCGGATCACCTGAGCGTGAAAAATTCGGATTACCTGAGCGACCAAAACAAACTATTCTAAAATGATCAACTTGCTGGAGGATTATAAACCGTTATTTTATGAAACGCCGGATACAAGGTATTATCTGATAACCGGCGGACGTGGATCGGGCAAAAGTTGGACGTTGGCGTTATTTCTGTTAAATCTAACGTATCAAAAAGGACACGTAATTTTGTTTACGCGTTACACCTTGGTATCCGCATTCATTTCGATTATCCCCGAATTTTTAGACAAGATAGAAATAATGGGAAAAGTAAACGACTTTGAGGTAACGCAATCCGAAATCATTAATAAATTAACAGGATCGAAAATTCTATTTCGCGGCATCAAAACAAGTTCCGGCGTTAACACTGCAAACCTTAAATCGATTGCCGGTTTGTCAACTTGGGTGATCGATGAGGCCGAGGAACTAACCGATCCCGACGTATTCGACAAAGTAGATTTATCCATACGAGCGAAGGAAAATCCTAACCGCGTTATTTTGGTAATGAATCCGGCTTATAAAAGTCATTGGATTTATAATGATTTCGTAAAAAAGAAGCGAAAGGATACGACCTATATACATACGACATACATAGACAACAAAGAGAACTTATCCGATTCATTCATACAAGCCGCGGAAAAAACCAAGCGAGAGAACCGCGCGCGATATGAACATTTGTTCCTTGGTACTTGGTTAGACGACGCGGACGGAATGCTATGGAATCGCGCAATAATTGGAAAGGCCCGAATTAATGAAGCGCCGAACCTTACTCGAATAATAGTGGCGATTGATCCCGCGACGACTGCAAATATGAACAGCGACGAAACGGGTTTAATTGTAGTCGGAAAAGACAATGAAGGTTTTGGATATGTCTTGGAAGATTTAAGCGGTAAATATTCGCCGAATCATTGGGCAAAGGTTGCAACGGATGCGGCGTTACGTTGGAACGCGGATTGTATTGTAGCTGAAAAGAACCAAGGCGGCGACATGGTCGAAGCGGTATTAAAGTCGCAAGGAACGAACTACAGAATAAAGCTAGTTACCGCAACTAAGGGAAAATACGTGAGAGCGGAACCCGTTTACTCGTTGTATGAACAAGGCTTAATTTATCACGTTGGAAGTTTCCCGCTTTTAGAATCGCAAATGGTAACCTTTGATCCCGACAAAGGAAAATCGCCCGATCGCGTGGACGCGCTTGTTTGGGGATTAACAGAATTAATGGTAAAAAACAACTTTGAATTCTCAATATGAAAAAAGAAACAATTGCCTCACTTATTTTGATGTTTATCACATACGTTTTAATCGCTTTTGTAGTATTGGATTTTAACGTGATTGCATGGCATTGGAGCGCTCGTGCTGTTATGGTAATAACTTGGTTTTACGGACTTACATTTTTAGAAAAGAATAAATAGGTATATTTGTTAAAACGAATATGCTATGCTCTTAAAGGCTTTACAGAATTACATTAATCCTGCCGTTATTTCAACGCCTCAGAGACCCGATGTAAATCTACTCAATCAAATCCTATATGGTCAATTTACGGCCTCAACGCTTGTTGTTTGGTATGACTCAAATCAGCAAACATTTATTGATCAAGGTTACAAGGGAAACGCGTTAGTTTATTCGATTATTCGAAAAATAGCAGAGAAGGGCAAGCAGTGCCCGACTTACGTTTACAAGGAAACTGAAGCGGCAAAGAAATACAGAGGCGGAAAGTATAGCTCAAAGGAGCTTAACAGAATACAGAGCATAGCGTTTAGGAAAAAGGAATTAGACGACGTTAATCATTCTGACCCCGTAAGTCAATTGATTAAGAATCCAAACCCAATGCAAACTTGGGCGGAGTTTCTTGATTCGATGCTAACGTGGTACAATACTAGCGGTGAAATCTTTGTTTACGGATTTTCTCCTGCCGATGGGTTAAATAAGGGCAAGATTAAGGAAATGTATGTAATGCCGTCTAACTACGTGGAAATTGTAGCGGGAAGTTTGTTTGAGCCTGTGAGAGGTTACAAATTGATTATTGGTGACCAAAATATTGAGATTCCAGCCGATCAGGTATTGCACATTAAAACGACCAATCTTACTTGGGATTTGAATGGAGCGCAGCTTCGAGGTATGCCTCCGCTCTTGGCTGGTTTAAAGACCTTGCAAGCAAACAACGAAGCGACCGAGGCAAAGCAAAAGACTTTCCAAAACGGAGGCGCAAAAGGTATTATTTCTCCAAACATCAATAACCCTGAGTTTTGGCCATCTCCTGACCAACGGGCAAAAATGGACGAAAGGATTGACGAAAGAATTAATGGAAGTAAAAACCTTAATAAAATCGTTGCGTCCTCAATTCCTTTGCGTTACGATGCGATTGGATTGAGTCCTGTGGCAATGGATATCATTAACTCTCAAAACATGGACTTGCAAACGCTTTGCGGTTTGTGGGGTGTGAATCCTGTGTTGTTTACTTCAAATGCTACGTATGCCAATTTGGAAGGCGCTCAAAAGGCTTTGGTTACTGATGTGATTATGCCTCAGTTGCAAATGATTGAGGAGAAGTTTACGCAATGGATTGGAAAGTCGTACGGAATGGATTACGTTCTTGATTTTGATATTTCATCGTTTTCTGAGTTACAACCAGACGTTCAAGTTATTTTGGACACGTACGGAAAATCTCCTTACTTTACTGGAAACGAAGTTAGAAGCTTGTTGAACTGGCACGCAAGCGAAGACCCAGCTATGGACGTTCATTGGATACCTAGCAACGTAATTCCAAGCGACGAGGCTTTGGGGTATGCTGCAACTGACTTTGTGGACTTTCCAGCCTAATAAATGAAGAAAATAAATTACTCTAAGGTAAGAAGGTCAGCGCAAGCTGATTTAAAGAGATACGAGCGCCTTGGGGTAAAAATATTCACTGAGGCATTAAAGGAGCAGGCAAAGCCAGTTGTTCCGTTGTTGCCAATGCAGGAGGCTTATATCAAGTTCTATCAGTCTGTATTTGTTGATTCTGCGACTAAGGAGTATAATAGGATTCGTCAGGACAATAGAGAGAAGAAGTTTCTGCCAGATAAATTTTTTGTTGCCACTTGGCTTGAGTTTATTAAGAATTGGGTAATTCAGAATTTAGGTCAGTTAATATTTGATGTAACTGATACTAGTCAAAAGAAGGTAAACGAAATCGTTGCTCAAGGTCTTAAGGATGGATTAAATCCTAGACAGATTGAGGAGTTGTTGATTGAAGAGATTCCTGACATTAAAAGAGCTAGAGCAATAGCTAGGACTGAATCAACAAGGGCCTACAATGAAGGTAAGATGAAATCTGCTATTGATTGGGCAAATCAGACTGGAACTCAGTTATGGAAGATATGGATTCATGGGGGGGCTAAGGAGCCTAGGATTCAGCATATTTTAGCGCAGAATAAACCGATAAGATTTGATCAGCCGTTTGTCTTCAATAGTAACGGTGTTCAAGTATTAATGGATAAGCCTGGAGATTTAAATGGGGGGCCATCTCAGACGATAAACTGCTCATGTGTAGTAGTTTATGTATCAGAGGCATATGCGCGTCGAAACTTCCAAAATACCTTTATCATTTAAAGGTCTTTGTTTGTTAATTTTTTTTCTTTGTATATTTGGGTAAACGAATAAGCAATGTTAAAGAAAGGATTAAATCAAGGCTTTGCCGACTCAGACACTAAGCAAGGAGTTGTGAGTGGATATTTTGCCGTTTTTGGTAATAAAGACCTTGATGGTGATGTTATCGAGCAAGGAGCGTTTACTAAGACTGTAATGGAGCGTGGGCCACAAGGAAAGCAATTAATCAAGTATTTACTAGACCACGATAAGAATAAGGTTGTCGCAAAAATCACTAATCTTTACGAAGACAATAAAGGCTTGCGTTACGAGGCAAAGATTGGCTCTCATGCAGCTGGCCAAGACTTTCAGAAGATGATTGAAAGCGAACTTATCAACCAGCATTCGTTTGGCTTTAGAACTATTAAAGAGCAGTTCGATCAGCAGGCGAAAGCTAATATGATTAAGGAAGTAATGATGTACGAAGGTAGTGCGGTTCAGTTCTTGGGGGCTAACCCTGAAACCACATTTATTGACCTTAAAAGCGAATCGGACGCGTTTGAATATCTTAGCAGACTTGAGAAGTTTGTAAAGACCTCAGACGCAACAGATGAAACACTTGAAAAACTAGAAAATCAACTTAAATCACTTTTGGAGTTTCTAAAGCCAGCAGAGCCTACTTTGGAAATTAAAGAAGCCGAAGCGGTCGAAATAATAACAATTAACGAACTTAAAAAACAATTTGAATCATGGAAAATCTAACAATCGACGCCGTAAAGGCAGTCATTGCAGAGGCTGGCGAAGCTCTTAAGGCTAAAGCAAGCAATGCAGAAGTAAAAGCCAATGAGGCTTTCGAAAAGGCTGAGAGCCTACTTAAGTCTCTTAGCGGTGTAGTAACTAAAGAAGAAGCTGCTGAAATGCAAAAGCAACTTGACAAACTTGACATTGCTTTGCAAAAGAGCGCTGTTGAGAAAGAAGTAAGCGCTGAAGATTTCAAAGGTGCTTTCATGAAGGCTTACGCTCCAATTAAAGCTGAAATCGAAAGATTGAAGTCTGAGCCTAACGCTCGTCTTAAGGCTCCTTTGGTATTTGAAATTAGCGAGAAGGCAGTAGGAACAATCACTTTGGCTTCTACAATTGCTAACGAAGCTTCTTCTGGACAAGTAACTATTTCTGAGTTTACTGGTGTTGTTTCTCCTATCCGTCAGCGTTTGTTGACTTACCTTGCAAATGCAAGCGTTGGAGCAATTGCAACTCAGTATGCAGTATGGGTTGAAGAATACGATCAGGAGGGAACTCCAGTAATGATTGGCGAAGGTGTTGAGAAAACTCAACTTGACGTTCAATACAAGGAGCAGAGAGCCAAGGTTGAGAAGATTGGTGTACACATGAAGGTTTCTATGGAAATGTTGGAAGATGCTGCTTACTTGGCTTCTTACATCCAATCCAATGGCGTTAAGCGTGTAGAGACTGTAATCGAAAACCAATTGTTTACTGGTAACGGTACATCTCCTCAACTTACTGGTTTGCTTTCTAAGTCAACTACTTTCACTGGCGGTACTATGGCTGGTAAAGTTGAGGCTGCTACTAACTGGGATGTTATTCACGGAATTATCGCTCAAGTTAGAGCTGCAAACGGTTCTGTAAATGGTGTCTTTGTTGAGACTGGAGCTTACCACGTAATGCTTTCTGAGAAGGATGGAGATAAGAATTATATCTTGCCAGCTGGCGTTACTTTCAACGCTCAAGGTGGTGTTAGCGCTTGGGGAGTAAACATTATCCCAACTAACGCTTTGACTGGAACTGCTGCTGATTTCGTAGGTGGTGACCTTTCTGTAATCAACGTACGTTTGAGAAGCGGTTTGCAAGTTGCAATTGGAGAGTCTGGCGATGACTTCATCGATAACTTGAAGACTGTAAGAATCGAGCAGCGTTTGGTGCAGTTTATCTCTGCTAACGATACTCCAGTATTGGTTAAAGGAACATTTACTGCTGCTAAGGCTCTTCTTGAGACTACTTAATATTCTGTTTGTGTTTTGTGTTTAGTGTTAAAAGGGCGGGGATTTTTCCCGCCTTTTTTTGTTTAAAGCGTTCAAAATCATTTACTTTAAAATAAATTATAAAATATGGCAACATTTACAATGTGTAAGCCTCAAAGGTGTAAGCTAAAATTAAGTTGTGAGCGATACACGGCAAAGGCTATGGAAAATCAAATTTACTTTGAGAATGAACCTAGCAATCCAGACGGCACTGCTTGCCAAATGTATTTTAAAAAGAATTGTAAGCCTTGTGGCGAAATTTAACTAACTAAATATGAATATTAGCGAAGAGGATTTCTTAAAAGCTGAAATCGAAAATTTTAATTTAACCTTTGACAATCCCAACTTTGTAGCATTGGCTCAGCAAGTTGCAGACTATTGCAAAAAATTTGAGGTAAGTACTGTTTTAGATTTTGGTTGTGGTACTGGTGTTTATTCTGAAGTAATGAGACAAAATGGTTTCAGCATTACTGCTCAAGACATTTTTAAGTCACATCGAGATTATTGCAAAGCCAATTACCCAAAGTTAAGCGTTTTGCAAAAGCCAAAGCAAGCAGACCTTATGTTATGGATTGAAGTGGCCGAACACATGACCGATGACCAAATTGTAAAGGCATTAAACACAGTATTGCCAAATTATATTTTGTTTTCATCAACTCCTGAAACGACACATTTTGACGCTGAATGGGGACACATAAACATTAAGCAAGAAAATGAATGGGTTGCTATGTTTAAAGAATTGGGATACAAATTGATTGAAAAGCCAAAAACACCTACACAATGGGCGCTCACGTTCCAAAAAATCTAATTTACTTCATTTACTACGGCGGAAAAATTACGCATTACCACAGGCTTAATTTAGGGTATTTAAATAAGTACTGGCATTTGTTTGATGGTCAAAAGATTGTCAAGGTTGCTTTGGATTTGGGTTATAATGCGAAGCCAATACTTGAGCTTTTACCAAAGGATTGCAAAGTTGAATTTGTCGAAAACAATAGGACATTTGGAGAGGCCGTACACTTTATTGATTCTATCAATCGAGTGAGTGGAGGTATTACGTTTTATAGCCACTGTAAAGGCGTATCACGGCCTGTAATGGGTGGACTAGACAAATGGATTACTCATTTATATGAAGGCAATTTAGAGGCTATTCCTGACCTCTCAGAGAAGCTATTCTCTAGCGTTTGCGGTAAGCTTTTGCCTTGCCCTCCATACGTTCCGCAAGAGTTCCACTATTCAGGATCGTTTTATTGGTTTAACACAGACAAAGTAAAAGCTAGGTTAAAAGCCATGCCAATGGATAGACATTTAAGCGAAAGGTTTCCAGGGGTTATTGCAAAGCAAAGCGAGTGCTTGTTTCAGTATCCAAGCTTTAATAAGAATTTAAATTATTACGACGATAAAACGTGGGCCAACCTTTAAAGATATTTTATTCAAACCCGTTTGACTTAGATAAAAATATAGGTAAAGCCTATAACGATTATTTGAGTAGCTTGAATGCAAACGACGAAGATTGGATTGTAATGCAAGATGGTGATATTCTTTATCTTACGCCTGATTGGGGTAAACGAATAAATGATGCCTTGGTTTTAGATGGAGATAAATTTGGTTTAATTGGTTGCTATACAAATAGGCTTAGATCAAAGCATCAATTGCATAACAAAGAGTTTAGCTATGACTTAAACGTAAAAAACCATTACGAAATAGCTAAAACCTATGAGGGGGGTGGGGTACAAGAAATCAAAGAATACATAGCTGGGTTTTTTATGTGCTTTCAATACAAGACGTGGAAAAAAATTAAGTTTACAGAAAACAGCTTAGCTTTTGATTCTTTATTTTCTATGAGAGTTAAAGAGATGGGTTTAAAGATAGGCTTAATAAAATCCCTTTATGTTTTTCATTCGTATCGTCTTTGGGCAGATGTAGAGCCTTGGAATCAGAAAAAACATTTAATGAAATAAACACTATCTTTATGATTAAATTATTGGTTGACTTGGCGCCATTTATGAAAGGAGAAGTACTAAGCGTAGGCAAGACTTACGACACGTATCTAGTGGATAAAGGGTTGGCAGTTTGGGTCAAAGTGGACAAAGAAAAATTTAATACGAAATGAGCGCAATTAAACCTTTAAGGATTGATTATAATTATCAAGTCCATATTGAGCCAATTACTTTGGCTGAGGCTAAGGCATGGCTACAGATTGATTTTGGCGATTGGGATAATCTAATCCAATTTCAATTGATTCCTGAAGCTAGAATTGAAAGCGAAAAGGCTAGCGGTATGCTTTACGTTCAAAGGAATGTAACTGTATCGAATAACAAAAGGTCTGAGCGCATTTACCCAATTGGGCCTTGGGTTTCTGATGTAACAACTGACGAAACAGAGATTCAGAATTATACTTACCTAGCTGGTTTTAATGGTTCAAACCCATTGCCTCAAGACCTAAAAATTGCGATGCTTAAAAGGATTGCGACAGAGTTTGCATACCGACAAAATATAATTACAGTACAGGAGCAATATGCTCAAAAGTCAAGCATTACAACCGAGTTAAAATATAGAGCCGACCTATTCGTATGATTAATTTTGGCAAGTATGACCAAAAGGTTTCTTTTGTAACCTTTCAATCTGTAAGCGATGTCGCTGGAGGTACAACACCAACTCCGTTGACTACTTTAACAACCTTTGCATCTGTTAAGCAGACAAATGGAAGTAATTCAACGGAGGCTGGAGAAATGGTATTGCCAAAAACATATCAGGTCTTAATTCAATACAGAGACTCATTCATGCCGACTGAAGTTTATCAGGTTTTGTACAGAAATGCATATCACAAGATTTTAGCTGTACAACTAAATGAGCAAAGACAACATAGAGAGTACAATATTACAATGGTAGCGGTATGAGTGTAACTGTTAAAGGTTTAGATCAAGCTTTAGCTTATTTTAAAAAAAAAGAAACTGCAATGATTGAAGCAGTAAAGGATGTTTTAGCTAACACTGCAACAGATGTTGAGAAAGAAGCAATTGCGTCTGCTCCAACTCAATGGGAGGGATATCCGTTAAATATTAAGCAGAAAATTGATAAAAAATCTTCTAACAATGGATTATTATGGCAAGTTGGTATAGATGTTCCAACAACGGGTGAACAATGGGAGGCTTGGATGGAATTTGGAACAGGTTTAAGTGCAGAACAAATATTAAAAAATCCAACTTATTCTGAAGAAGTAAGAACTTTAGCTAGGACATATTTTAGAAATGGAAAAGGTAGAATTATTGGAGAGCCTTATCTTATGCCAGCATTTTATAGAAATACCGCTAATTTAGTAACTGATATGGTAAACGAAATAAATAAAGCTCTAAAATGAGAGAAATAGCTACCGATATAAGGGTTGCCGTAATTGACGCAATAACTCCTTTAGTTCTTAGTGGTGTAACTATTCCTGTACACGACACAGACTTACCATCAACTATCAACCCAGCAGTCTATTTAGGCTCTCAATCTTACGTTCTCATTACTGATCAAAATGAAGCAGAGACAACAAACAACGATTGCTCAATAAGACAAAACGCAACCTTTCAAATTAGCATTGTAACTAAATTTCCAAAAGGTAGCGGAGGAAAAAAGCTTTCTGAAAATATTTCCAATGCTATTCAGCTAAAAATGAATTTAGATGACATTGATTTGCCCGCTGATTTGCAAGCCATAAACATTAGAAAGAACTTTAGTCGAGTTCAACTTGAGGAAGGAAGTACTCAAATAGCTTACCAAAAAATCTTGTCTTATACCTTAGATATTTTTCAAGTGTCTTGATAAATAAAAATTTATGTATATTTGTTAAAACGAATAAGCAATGGCAACATATCAATTAGGCAATTTCTTTACTTTCGAGTGGAACTCTCTTCCAGTCGTTTGTAAAACTTCCGCTTCAGTTTCCATCTCCAACGAATCTGTAACCGTTAGAAACGATTGCACGGGAGATTATGGTGTAAGACTTGAAGGCGGAGATAAATCAGGTTCTTTCTCATTTAGTGGAGACCTAGATTTTGCATCTACTGGCGTTTCTAACCTTTCTGCATTTGATTTGATGGAAGACATCGGAAAAGTGTTTGAATTGGTTTTTGGCGGAACTGAGTCAGGTGACAAAATCATCACTGTTGATGCGCAACTAAATTCTATTGAAATTACTGCTGAAAGAAACTCTCAAGTTTCATTCTCAGGAACTTTCGACTTTGCTGGCGCTCCAGTAATTAGCGTAATACCAACCTAAACAAAATATATGGCTAAGTACCATTCAGCTCCTTTTAAAGAAGGGGAGATTTTCTTTTACCCAAATTTGGGCGCTTTGGCTAACTTTGAGGATTTTACGCAACAAGGAATTGCAGAGGCATTTAGTGGTAAATCAATTCCAAAGCTAGATTTAATCTATGTTTTGTTACTAGAATGTCATAAAGTGGCCTGCATTCGTAAATCCATTAAGCCAGTAGAAATTCATGAGTTAAAAACTTGGATTGATGGCAAAGATGTAATGAATTTATTTAACGATGTTTTAGCCGACCTTTTAATTGAGCTTGGCATTAGCAACCCAACCGAGGAAAAAAAAAGGTAAATGACGAAGAGCAGACAACTGCTCGAGAATATTTAATGCTGCTCGTAGGGCGTACTAAGGTGCCTTATGAGCAGCTTTTTTCTTTAAGCATAAAAGAGATTAACGCTTTACTAAAAGGGCATGAGAGCGACTATAAAGACCTAATAGAAAGCCTTAGAGTACACGCTTTAATAGGATTGCAACCACATTTAAAAAAGGGAGCAAATCTAAATCCATCTAAAATCTGGCCTTTGCCTTGGGATGATGTAGTAAAGCCTTTGGAGTCCACTCCTCAAGACTTTGCTAAAGCAAAGAAATTGTTGGAAATTGCAAGTAAACTAGAAAGAAATGTCAAATCCAAGAATAGAAGTTGACTTTGTTGTAAATGTTGAAGGGGTATCAAAAGCAGTTACCAAGGCAACAAGCCAGCTAGATCAATTAGGCAACGCTGCACAATCGACTGCGCCTAAAGTTGAGCAATTAGGAAAAGCTACTAGCAGATATAATGGTATAGGAATTGATTTTGCTAGAGTAATTCAAGACGCACCTTTTGGAATTATTGGTGTTGGTAACAATATTCAACAATTATC